CCTGCTCTATATTGTGGTTCTGTTGCTAAATTTGCTATTGGATTATAATTATAATAATATGTACCTTCATCTAATAAACTTTCAAGAAAAGCAGGATTACTTCCATCTTCATAATATCCATATCCATCTAAACCTATATATTCTCTTGTATTTAATAATATGTATGCACTACCTGTATATTTATATCTTTTAACTTTTACAAAACAATATTGATCAATATCAGTTAATCCTACAGTATTGTAAACATTTGCATAATCTGTAAAAGATAAAAACTCCCTTACATATGGAGATACATTATAATAATTTATAGTATTAGTAGCACTTGGAATTAATTTGCTTAATGTATGTTGTGGTAAACTTGGTGCAACTTGTCCATCTTTCCATAAAAAGATTTCTATTTTACTACCTGCTTGATTTACTTCATCCACTTCAACTATAAATGGTGAACGTGCATATATCTTATTCATTGTATATAATTCATTATTATTTCTACTACATATTTTTCTACATCATCACCATAAGCATTTTGTACTTCTGCAGGTAATCTTTTTAATCCATCATTATATGGTTTTGTAAAAAATAAACTTGGTTTAATTCCATTTTTAAATATGCTTCTTGCTATTAAAAATTGTAAACTTTTTCTACTTATAAATTGACCTTTCTTATCTCTTGGTGCTATTCCTTTTCTTACAATCCACTTGTCTAATTTACTTGCAGGTGGCATCTTTGATTTATAACTAAATCTTGTATTGTATTTTTTATTTTTACCTGATACACCTTCATCTTGAAATGCACCATAATTTAACATTTCAAAAATTACTTGGTAATCATCTTTCTTTATTTCAACTTTTCCTTTTAATGAATTATACAAATTCTTGCTTGAATTTTTACGCATCTTGGATAGGTTAGATCTACTCTGTTGTATAACATAAGATCTAAACTTTTCTAATGCTTCATTTAATTCAGGCGTTTTTAACATATACTCATTTCATTTGGAATTAACAAATCAAATGTCATTGAAAAACCTGCTAAATAATTTTCAAATCTTTCTGTAAATGGCTCCATTGTAGGATTACCATCAACTTCCATAAAATCATTTAAATATCCACGTCTTAATAATTCATATAATCTAACAAGAATAACTAACTGTGTATTTAATACATCTATTTCATTATCATTACCTAAAAATATATCAGTAGTTTCATCTTTGTTTATATCTACAATATCCATTGCAATTATAGATACATTGAATCGTAAAATGTTATTTTCAGGTGTTACATTATTTACTACAATATGTGATAGTGGAAATATAGTAGATTTGTAATTATCAATATCATCCAATGCTCCTTGTGTAATTGTATTAACCATTGGTATTCCTTCCAATGCTTGTCGTAAATTATCAATTACATAAAAATATCCTTTCATCTTTTTAAATGTTTTTTCATTTGTTCATTTTCTAATCTTGTCTTTTCATCTTCAAATACTAAGTATGTTAAGCATTGATTGATCGGTAATTTGGTAATTTCTTCAAATTTCGTAACATCTCCTTTTGCCAATAAATATATTGATTGATACCATCCCCATCTTTTGGTAAATTGAGATATTCCGCTATAATCTTCATATCCACTTCCTTCTTCACTTCGTTCATTAAATAATCCATCATACCTTCTAACAATTCGTTTTGTAAATTCCAAAAAAAAACATTGGCACCTAATGCAACTGATAATGGCATTGCCTTCATTACTTCGGCATAAGTTATAGAACCTTCATAATCTTCTATCTCATATTTATCACCTTTTCTTTTTTTAATTGGTCTATAAAGAACTGCCATTGCATTATGCATAGTTGACCAATCTCCCATGTATTTTTCACAATCTATATATTCTCCAAAACTTATATTTTCTAAATCAGGAATAAAACCAAATTCAATATTGTTTAATTTAAATGTTGTATACATCATTTTTTCCTGCTGAAACATCTTATTAAACTTTTCTAATAATTCAATAGCACTTTCATAATTGATATACATTACTTGCTTCATGGGTATTTTACAGAATACACTAATTAATTTTTTAGAAGCAAATTCATCATCATCTTCATTATCTTGAATCTTCATCAAGTATTGATACTGTTCTAATGTAACTTCACTTAAATCTTCAGGAATCTGTATTTTGACCTTCATATAATTATAACTTTATTTTTTTGTTTTGTATCTTGTTTGTATATTTGCATTGAAATCCGATTTTCAAAGGTTCTTAGGTTCATATCTCTTATTCTCGGTTAGGTCAACAATGAAAGGTAGTTAATAGCTACCTTTTATCTTATATAGTATTTTCCTCTATTAGGATTTCTTAATGTAGTATAAATAAAATATCTTGATGCATCAATACAATGATTATATGCATCCATTGGAATACTTTTATTAGTTTTTTCTATCCAAGAATAGTTATTAAATTCTTTTACCATGTTTGTAGATTCAGGATCTATTACAATGTTATATTCTAACATTAAACTAATTCCTGCAGTTACACTACCTTGTCCTTTTTCAGTTTCTATGATATTTAATCTGCGTTGTTTTAATTCTGCAATTAATCTTGGTTCTGCTGAATCTGCAACTATTAAACTTTTACCTGCATACTGTGTATTCAATTCAAATAATTGACCTGTATTTAATCCAACTAAATAAAAACATTCTTTTAAATAAATGGTTTTTGTTTTCCTATCTATTGATACTTTAATTAATGTAGATGGATCATTACTAAATCCATAATCTTGTCCATATCCTAATATATCACATTCTTTAAATTCACCTATTGACCAATTACTAAATATTGCACCTGTAGGTTGCGCACGTTCACCATTACCATAAACTTTCCACCAATATGGATTAGTTATTTTGTTTTCAATATCCTGTACCTGTGCTTTTGTTAAATGTGGATTGTCTCTATAGGTAGTAATTAATGGTTGATATTTTACTATGTAATCATCTAACCAATGTTCCTGTGGTAATGCAGGATTATAATCACAAATAATTCTATGTTTTGTTCTTGGTAATAATTGATCAATTGTATCTTCAGGAAATTGATGTGCTTCATTTATCCAAAGTATATCTCTTGATCTACCATGTATTTTATCAGGTGTATCTGCACCATAATAATTTATATTGTTACCAAATAATTGATAGATGTGATCTGTTTTGTTATGATTATTTGCATTGTATAATTCTAAACTGATTAATATATCTTTAAAATCTTTCCATGCAGTTGCTTTTAATGCAGCAAATGTATTTCGCACTAAATCTATTTCCATTCCTGCATTTGGATATTCTCTACATAACCAAATCAAATAATAAATAGTTGCATATGTTTTACCTGATCTCGTACCACCTTGTAATAAAGTGATACGATTTTTAGGTACATTTTTTTTAAGATAAGTATAATTAGGATTTGCTTTCTTCATTATCTTCATCCATCCATTCAGGATAACTATGTATATTATTTTGTTCTATGTATTGAATTGCAGTACCATAAGCTGAATCCATTAATTGTTTATAAGCAGATACATCTCCTTCACGTGCCTTTTTGATTAAAGCTAATGTCATTAAATCTTCTTGGCTCATTGTTTCAGTATTACCTGTTAAAGGATTTTTTAACTTTTGATTAATTTCTAACCAATACTTTGCTATTGTACTTCGGTTCTTTGTTCCTTTTGGTCTTCCATTAGGATTACCACTTTTGCCTTTTTGGAATTTATGTTGTTCAATATCTTTTGCTCCCATTGTGCTGTAATTGTGCTGTTATTTAATTTCAACTCCGTTCTTCTTAATAACTATACTTGAGTCAAGTTTTTTCATTCGGTCAATTATTACTTGGCAATATTTCGGGTCTAATTCCATTCCGTAACATTTACGTTTAAGTTGGTGAGAAGCAACCATTGTTGTCCCTGTTCCTAAAAATTGGTCTAATACAATATCGCCTTCTTCTGTAAATTGCAAAGCCCATTCAGGTAAATCAATAGGAAATGTTGCTGCGTGAACATTTGAAAATTCATTATTTCTTTGTGGTTTACCCCTATATATATTTGGAACTGTTCCTCTAAAATTTGCGTTAGGTATTGCTCTACTTGCGTTTCCTTTTGAAGATATAAAGAACATATATTCCCAAGCAGATGTCATTACATTTTCAGCCATTGCAGGTGCTCCGTGTCCTTTATCCCATATTGCAACATCTATAAAATTATCTTTATACTTATTTAAATACTCAATTAATGCGATTTTATTACCAGCTAAACTTTGTATGTTGCAAATTAAATAATTACTATATATTATTGCATTATTTGTAAATCCTATTAATAAATCTAAATAATTATCTTTTGTTTGATTATCGTTATATTCGTTATATTTATTATCCGTGGTATGTGTATTATTACTTAACGCTTCACTTTTACCTGCATTGTAAGGTGGACTTGTAAATGACATATTTGCCTTTTGTCCATTCATCAACTTTGCCACTTGTTCGCTATCCGTACTATCTCCACAAAGTAAACGATGTTCTCCTATTTCAAATAAATCACCTAATACAATATCTGTTTCAATACCACCTTCAGGAACTTCAAAATCATCTTCTTCAACTTCAAGTGTTTCTTCAACGCTAAAATCCACTGGTAAATCTAAGCCCCAATCATCTAATTTTTCAGAATCCCATTCATTTGCTAATTGATCCCAATCCCATTCACCAAATCCAACGTTATCTTTTATTAGAAATTCATGTTTTTGTTCTTCTGTCCATTCGTCTGCAACTATAATCGGTATTTCTTTTAAACCTATTTCTTTACAGGCTTTTAATCGCATATTACCACCTAACACTACATATTTACCATCTACATCAGTAAAAACAACTAAAGGTCTTTTATTTAACATATCAGGAAATTCTTCTATTGATTTAACAAGTTTTTTAAACTTATCATCTTTAATAATCCTTGGATTTTTAGGATTTGCTTTTACTTGGTTTATGTTTACTATCATTAATTTAAATTTAGATCCTTACAATAATCTTCCATGTAATAAATTACATCATAAGATTTTAAATAAGTAAAAGTATATATTTTAATTCCTTTGTACATAACTAATTCTTTTGCTTCTTGCTCATAAATGTAACCTACAAAGAAAGCATAGTTTTCTATTTTACCATTTGTACTTTCTAATATTGTATCAAGTATTTCAGTTAGTTTCATCTTTTACTTTACTTGCTTCTATAAATTGATTGTAACAAATTGCTAATCTTTGATCTTGATCGTATTCTGATTGCATTGTATTATCCTCCATACATCTTTGCACAAATTCTTTTTGTGATTCTCCTGCTTTTGGTTTAGGTATTGGCATCTTGTTCTATTTTATATTCGTTATATACTGTTTTCAATTTATGTAGATAATCCTTCCAACATTCTGCACAGGTTGTAGGTTCATTTCTACTTTGAAATACTCTATTATATATCTTTAAAAGTTGTTTTTGTTCTGTAGGTTTTAACCTTGTAGTGTTTAGGCTAAAATAATTATCTAAATAATTGTATTCATCTTCTAATAGGCATAATGGTTTCTTATATGGAAATAATTTATTTAATTTTTCTTTTCTTTCATTACAACCGCAATCTTCACCTAATATCCATTTAGCAACTTTACCAATACCTGTTACATCTAATACTTTTTCTATTGTATCACCTAATCCTTCTGATTTCTTTTTTCTACCTCTTGCCATGTTTTATTTTATTAAATTATATTCTTCATTTAAATAATCTTCATAATCTTCACCTACTGCTATTCTAATTCTTTCTTTACAGTTCTTCAATGAATTAAATATGCTTGATAAACTTATGTTAGCACCACTACTTATATCTCGCATAGATTTATTTTCTTTTACATGAACATACCATAATTGTTGATCGTAAGGGTGCCATGTTTTTATTTCTAATTGAACTAAAGTTTTTATTTTATCCCAACTTTCATCTTTTTCTATATCATCTTCTAAATACGTTAATTCTTTAATATCTTCAATACTAACTTTTTGATATTTAGTTTTTAATTTAGAATAAGTTAAATAGATGTTTTTTAAACTAATCCAGATATATGCTCTATTAGGTTCACCTTTTATAATACATTTTTCCTTTGAATTACTATTGTAAAATCTAATGTACATTTCCTGCACTATATCTTCATGGTAGTTTTGTTCACCAAATGATTTAACAATTGCTATCCATTCGTTATGATACTTTGCTAATATGTTTATCCAATCATTCAATTTATCTTCAAATATATAAAAAAAATAAACCCGTCATACTAACGGGCTATTTTCTACATATAAATCTAATTTCTTTAAAGTTTCTAATGATACAGGTTTTCTTTGAATAAATCTATCTATATTATATTGATGCATTTTTTCACCTGCTAACTTTATTTCTTTTACTACTTGATTACGTGATTTAATTGAAAGTATCTTTAATAGTTTATCACGTAGTAAATCATCATTAATACATCTCATGTTAAAAATCTAAATTGTTTCTACGCATCTTTTCACTTGATGAAATCATCTCATCTTTTTTAAATGGTTCTTGAATCTTTAATGATAAAAATGATCCACCATCTTTTGTTAATTTAATCCATCCTGATACATCAAAATCTTTTCCATTTACATTCAACTTTCCTTTGTAATCAGGTTGTGTTTCTTTTGTTTTCTGATGCTTAAATATTGCTCCTGTGTTTGTGTTATCGTAACTCATAATTATTTATTTTAACGTATTATAATATTCTCTACAAAGTTCTACTTTTTCCTTTATCAAATCCCATATTGCTTCATTTTTTTCAATGATATACTTCTTTACTCTTTTTTCTTTTGGTATATGATCAAAATTATGTTTAGCACGTACATATGATTCTACTTCTTCATCATCTGATATCAGTTTTAATTTCCAATGTTCTTTTCTGATTTCATCTATTACTATATCTTCAGGCGTATTAACTAAGCAATAAGTTAAAATACAATGATCTGCACCTGTTAACCATAAATATCCTTGGCATTGATAATAATAATTTTTATTAGGTAATTCATTTTCAAACCAAGGGAAAGTAGTACCATCAAAACTTGATTTTATTTCAATTACTTTATTATCATGTAATGCATCAACACTACCTGTAATGTAATCATTTTCAAAAGTATCTTGTATTTCTGATTCTAAATGCCAAAATGGAATATTTAAATCTAATACATCTGATGCTAATTCAAGAGATTCTTTTTCTACTGCTTTACCTTTTTCTGTATATCTACTCCAAAATTCTTTTTTAATACCATAAGTATTTTCTAAAAACAATTCTTGCATATATGTTTTTGCACTTTGACTTAATGGTTCTTTTTTACTTTTAGCTGATGTCATTATATCACCTAACTTGCTACATCTAATCTTTATCATTTTCCTTTGTTAAATAGTTGTTTATAATATCATATATTTCATACCATTGTTCAATAGTTATTTTTTGATGATGATCAATTTCAAAATATATTTTCCAATATTCATTTCCATAAGTTGGATTTATTATTTGCTCCTGTATTTTCATATCTCATTTAATTGTTGTAATTGATCTTCTGTTAATTGATATTTTTCTTTTAGTAATTCAATACTATAATCACCATCTAAAATTGCCTGTAAAGCCTTTTTAAATCTTTCTTGTGTTAATCCTTGTTTTTTCTTTATTTGTTCACCTGATGCATCAGTATCACTATCAGATACTAATCCTAAAGCACTAACTAATGCATACCTGCGTAAATAACTAATTTGAGATCCTAAAACTTGAAAATCATTCATACCTTTTAATTGTACACCTTCAATTAAATCTATGTAACTATCTAATACTTCTGATGTATCAACATGAAATATAACTGTACGGATTCCATTATTTTCTTTTTTTTGTAATGGTTGTGAAAATCCTAATCCATGTTTTTTCATATAGGGATTAATAATCTTAATTATTTCAGATAAATCTGTATAGTTATAACCATAACCTTTTGTATTTTTTAATAACTGTGGTACATCTTGTTGAAAAGATGCTAATGCTTGATACAAACTTTTATGTTGTATCTGTTCTTCTTGTTTTTTTTCTTCTTTTCGCATAACATAAATTTAAATTAGTGATACATCTATTATTAAAGGTGGATACATATCCATTTTTTTAATGGCATCTTCAGGACTATTTGCTTTTAATGTTCTAAATGCTATTATCCATTTATTGCCATCATTAAATCTGTAGGTAATTTTATAATACTTCATTTTATTAACTATAAACAAGATCAAATTTTTCACTTAAAAATTCATTATAAATAACATCTAATCTTTTTGTACCATATTGTGAATGCTGAATTTGTCCATTAACATAAATAAAATAAACATCTCCAAATACATTGTGATTAATTGTAGTTAATTCTATTAAATTACCTAATACATTAACTTCATTTTTAATTGTTTTTTCTGTTGTTTCCATATCTTTTATTTTTTAATTATACACAAATATAATAAATAATCTAATATAAATACTATTCAAGTATATTTTTTTTTAATTTTTTATAGTATTCGATAATGTTCTGCAGTTCATTAATAGTAAACTTTCTTGTTTCATAAGCATTATGCCTTAATACTGCAAATTCATCTATTCCTATTTTCCTTTCAAGATTAACACCATATTCAATTAAATTACCATGTAAATGTTGATTGCACTTTACACATTGACCATGTACATTATTTTCATCAAATCGTACATTCCAATGATTATTTGCATTGTAGAAATGTCCTGCATCAAATTTTTTACCTAATGGTTTATTACAAGATATACATAAAGCATTTTTATCTCTTTCTCTTATATAAGAATTAAAAACCTGTTGCGCTAACTTTATATAATCCTGAACAGTTAATGCATCCTTTTTTAATTTTGCTTTTTTTGCCTTCCATTGTTTTAATTCTTTTTCTTTGATCATCTCTTTTACACATAAATCATGAAAACAATTCTTTTGAAGTGAGTTGTAAGG